GTGTTTTTCAACACTGTACGGTACCCGCATTCTAAGACTTGCTATGCAAGCCCATGCACGAACCCCTAAGGGTTCTTCCGAAGAGAGCAAAGAGTAACTCTCAAAGGCACCTAGACACTCTTGTAAGAGGTCTGCGTGTCAACCACGACTATCAGTTATTGTACTGATTCAACAAGCTTTTAAACTTAGCCAAAGTGGTCTACCTGACCAGGAGTTTTTAACCTTAACCAAAGGGCTGTTCACAGCTTAGGTTCATATATCATATAGAACCGATCATCTCAGATCAGAGGGCTTAAAAGTCTCACAATGGGACTTCAAGAGCAAAGCATCAACTGACGTTAGGCCTCCTCTACCGGTAGCGTAATCGTCGACCTTCTTTTTCAAGCGTTGTGTGGTCCTACGATCATTCGCTAATTTGAGTGACTCACGCTCAAGGGCCTCATGTAAACGTCCGATCCGTTTGACAGGGAGCTCCTTAGTACTACAGTCCGAGGAATAAATTCCAAGGGTTCTGTAGACTTTGTCTAACACACCAGGAAACTTTGGATTCTTCCAGTTGTGAAACCAGTCACCATCAGTTTTACGCTCTTCCGTAGTGCGTTTGAACTTACATACAGGATCGCTCATCTGATAAACTCTGATGCCTTCGGTACAGTAGCAATCAGAGAACCTCAGGAAATTCTCGGAGTATAAAGAAAAAGCCGCAAGAGCAGCTCTAACCTCCTCGAAAATCCAAGGTTTTTCTTTCCCATATTTCAGATAAACAAAATGACAGAGCATCGTAATCATCTTCTCATCAAGTTGATTAATAAACTTCATTCGATCACAGAAGGAAACGAAATGTGCTCTGAGCATCTGTTCATCACGCAGAATCTTTCGCTTAGCTAAGCGCTGGATCTCTCTCATAGGGTCTGGTATAGACACCAAATTGCCCATTTCAGTTTCAACAAGAAACTTACTACAAACGTAGGGCACACTAGGGTCCATAACTTTTATCTCCATATTGAAGAGAGACGTAAACATATCGGTATCCAAGACTGGTTTAACTTTAGAGATGATTAAAGAATCATCTCCTGAGAATATTGCACAGTCACAGTCACTTAGATCAGAGGCATATGCAATCATAGCCATAGTGACAAGAGTATTACCGAAATATGTAAACGCATCACCAGTTCTGCGTTGGAAGGAAACGGACATTCCCACCTTGGCATGAGGGTCTGATAAATAAGAATCGCGATGAAAATCAGACCACCAATTCGTCAGCGGCGCTGGAAAGCCCAGCGCAAGGAGTATCTCTCTCTGAAACTCTAGGTGCAGCTCACCCTGAGATTTATCAAATTTGCTTAGGTCCGCTTCAAGAAAGTATCTGTTATTCAAGCGGACATTCTTAAGCTCCAGAGAGGATATCTTTCCGATAGGCACAATGAACCTGGATTTCAGGGCCAATGATAACTTCTCGAAACAAGCAGTGAAAAAGGGTGAAAAATTACTAGTCACACCTTTACTATGAAATGTTATAGTAGCTGCTACTGCTCGTTCCAAGTGAAGGGTGTCAGTTACAACAGGTTTTACATCAGACTTCAGCATATGCTGGTACCGACGTAAATCAGTCTCTGCTGCCACATTCACACCTTGCAAGTCCATGTGCTTACCCCACTTCTTATGGTACTCAAGACACTTAGTCATGACATCCATAGAAGCTCTCAGACAGTCTTCACCGTCAACATTAAGGAATGTGCTACGAAAGCGCTTTGCTATAGCCTTCGCAGTTTCCTTCATGTTAATCGCGTCTCCCATTTCTGGAACATCCGCGTTTCGCTTTTTAAGTGCGGTTAAGACTTCTTTCTGAGTACCAACTCTTCGCTGAGCACTCCCGATATTCATTTTTGGTTGAAAATATTTATCGGGGTCCCTGTACCAGTCTACATCACTTTGCTTAAGTCTGATCCTATCAAAGTCCATGGAATAATCACCATTCTCAACAAGGGCTTGATGGTACGAATCATCGAAATAAGCATGGGTTGGCAGTATGGAATGACTGGTTGCTTCTGTTCTAGCAAGGCTGACTCTCTCCATATAAATTGGCCCAGTAGAGATGTCAGGGTTATCTGGATGGCAGTGCGTATCAATAACGCGCGAAACCCTATGTTCAATAGGATTCATGATCTGAAGAGTGATGTCGTAATCAGTATTGGTAGTCTGAAACTCTTCGTCAATGCCCATGTACCTATCTCCAAGGGTCAGCTCCTTGGGGGTATCTCCAGTAACACGAACTTCCTCAATTTCACAGTTCGAGGAATCACTGGCGAGTTTTAGATCGCTCGCATGATCTTCATCGGCGGCAAACGATACACCGTAACCGTCACTAGTATCCTCAGGATACCAGTCATCGATTTCATCTTCAAGCACGAAAGAGCCCGGAATGTCAAGATATAACATCCGTGCCATTTCAGCCTGAGGAATCAGTGGTCTATCAGTGAACTGTTGAACCATTTGCTGGACGGTATCGCAAATAGAGCCCCAGCGCACTCGGTCAAAAGGGGGATCGAACACCCCTCCTATCTCCAAGGGCGCTATAGCTAATTTAAAACTCGCGAGAGATCCGTCAATGGCAACTCCGTCTGCCGGCTCCTGCACCTGAAGGCTAGCAGCCTCCACCTCGTCTTCTAAGGATTGATCTATGATCCATTGGAAAGACGGGACCTGGCGAACGAAATCATCATCCCAGGTTTTCGAAGACATCTTGGTGATAGTAGAAAGAAACAAAACACAACAACAACAAGGTTAGATGTGTGTTGCGCAAACCGTGGGTCGACAAGGGATTGAACCTCG